ACACGACGCTCTTCCGATCTGGCAGGGCGATCAAGGTGGACGTGCGCCGGCCTTCCACGATCACGCCGCGCCGGACTTGTGTCGCGTCCCGCGTCAGCCGGAAGGCCTTCAGCGTCGGGAGATTGTTCGTCAGCGGTTGCGGGTTCGCTTGCCCGGGTTCACTGACCGATCCCGCCCAGGCGTGGACGTCGAACCCGTCGATATAGAAGCCGCCCCCCACGCCGGCCGTGAGCGTCCGCATGACGGCCGAGGCGCGTTCATTGACGACGTCGAACCCGGGGATCGACGGCATCCCGGGTTGCACGGCGGTAATCCGGAAATCCAGCGGGCCCGGCGCGTTCGCGTCCACGTTGCAGAAATACCGCACGAGGAAGGCGATCGAATCCGTGACCGATTGTGTCGGAAAGCGGTACGTCACGATCCGCGCGTCGAAGCGCCACATCGCATCCACGCATTGCACGGAGACCCACGGCGATCGGTTCATCTCGCGGCGATCGAATTGAATCACCAGCGCGTACCCCTGAAAGACGACATCCCCCGGCGCCCAGGCTACGGCGATTTCTTGCCCGACGGCCGGCACGGCGGCCGCCGGCGCCGTGGGGACAATTTGAAAACTACAGGTGTCCGCTTCGTCGTTCATCGCCTGCGTGACCTGCAGCGACCCGGCCCGGATGTACCCGGTGATATCCGTCCGCGAGACGATCGCGCCCGTGCTATCCCGCACGATCAGATCGATCGTGGCGAACGGCGCGAGATATCCGGATCGCGTCGCGCCGGATCGGGCGAGGCCCGATCGCGCATAGGTGTACGCCCGATCCGCGCCGGTGATCGCCATCAGCCCGCCCGGCGCATCGTCTGCAGGCCGTATTTCGCCGTGAGGGCGTCATTGACCCGATCGGCGAGCCGTTGCAGATCGCCGGGCGTATCAAAAAACGCGCCTTGCGCGTTGATCACGACGGACACGGCCGGCGGCATCGCGGGCGGCGCCAGGGCGCCGGCGCCGGCGACCGTGGCGAAGGCGCCGGATTTCCGTGATTCATCAAAGGGGACGACGGCCTCGAGGCCATGCAACATGACCGGCGTGCCTTGCCCGAAATCGCGGTAGCCGTCCGTCCCGCCCTGGTAACTTTCGACCGGCACGTCCGCGGGCCGCGGCCGCACGGTGTTCTTGCCGCCCTTCACCGGGTTGTCTTCGACCCGCACGTATGCCGGAATTTCGATCGGCGGGACATTTTCGATCGACTTCGTGAGGGAATCCGAGATCACTTGGGTCAGGTGTTCGACTTCCTTGATCAGCGCTTTGAAGCCGTCCGACATCGACAACGTAAATTTCGCGCCGGACTTGTCCAAATCCGTGATCGCGACGCCGTTGGCGTCTAACAGGTTGCCGGACTTTGCGAAGGCCGCGAGCATCGGCTCCATCGCCTCAGGGATATCGACCCCCATCTTGATCGCGTCATTGAAGTAATCGGAGACGGCCTTCGACATCTTTTCCGTGATCGTCACGGTGTCGAGGCCGGCCGCATTGAGGACGGACCAATCCTTGTAGAGCTGTTGCGCTTGCTTATCGAGCTCCTGCCGTTGGAGCGCCGGGCCGAGCTCCTCGAGCGTGAAGCCGTACCGTTGTGCCGTCTCGGTCACGAGGGCGAGCGCTTGCTCCTGATATTCAAAGGCCGCCGTGATCGTCTTGATCGAGGCCTCGAGGTCAGATTTCTTGTTGGCCTGATAAAACGCGGTGAGACTCACGCCCGCCTGGAGGGCGCGGAGCTTGAAGGCGTCCATCCCGCCGGCCGCGGCGACCATATCGTCGCGGAGCCCGATCACTTCCTTGCGTTCTTTCGCCGCGTTGAAAAACCCGCGGAGCAGCCCGATCCCGGCGCCCACGGCGGCGCCCCACGGGCCGGCGACCGAAAACCCCATGGCGGCGCCGGTCATGGTGCTCGAGAGTTTCCCGGCGCCCTTCGTCGCCTCGAGAAACGTCCCGGTCAGGGCCACGGCCGCGGCGCCCGTTTGCGCCAGCCCGACCGTCGTATTGCCGGCCTTGATGTTTTTGATGCCGCCCTTCAAGGCGTCCGCGGAGACGGCCGCCGCATCCATGGCCCCGATCGCCGTCCCGACGTCTTTCGCCACGCCGCCGAATGTGCCGCCGGTGATCTGCCCCAGTTGGGCAAACGCGCCCGCCAGCGCATGAATGGACTCCCGGTACTCTTTTTGCGCCGCGGCCGCCCGCGCCGCGGCGTCCGCGGCGTTATTGGTTTCGGCCGTCGCGACGGCGGTCCGGTACGCCTGATCCGCCAGCACCGCGTTGTAATCTTCACCGGACGTGATCTGATCGCCGCGTTGCAGCGTCGCCGCGGCGAGCGCGGCCGCGTGGGCCCGCTCCGCGGTCGTCATGGCGTCGAGGCCGACCGTGGTCTTGCTCAGGATAAAGAGCCGGGCTTGCTCCGTCTGATAGAGCAGAAACACGGCCTCGTCTTCCCGCCGGAGTTGATCCTCGAGCTCGCGCGATTGATCGACCAAGTTCGCGAGCCGGGCCGTGAGCTCGCCGCCGGCGTCGCGGAGGGCCTTCGCCTTGTCCGCGAGCCGGAGCATCGTATCGAGGTTTTCTTGCTGGCGCGGCGTCAGCGATCGATAGGCGGCCTCGAGGTCTTTCACTTGCGCCGCGAGGCCGGCGCCGGTGATCGTGTCCGTGAGGTCTTGAATCTTTTTCCGGTGGGCCTCGGCCGCGTCCGCGGCCTTTTTGTCCGCTTCCGCTTGCGCTTGCGTCCGGAACGTGAGGACGTTGGTCGATTTCGCCAGGGCCTCTTTTTCGGCCTTCGCCTTCGCATCCGCGTCAGCCGCGGCCGCCGTCGCCTTGTGCGTCGCCTCGACCGCGGCGCCGAATTCCTGATAGCCGGCGACGCCGCCCTTGAGAAACGCGCCGATCCCGCCCCAGAATTCCGCCTGGAATTGCATATCCTTTTCGAATTGCTTCATCGCCCGGGCGATGATCTCGCCGGTCACGATCGTGATCTTGTTGCCGAGCGCCGCCCACGCATCGCCGGCGGCCTCGAGCCGATCGACGGTTTCATCCGACATCACTTTTGCGCCGGCGGCGACGTCGCGGTACCCGTCGATCATCCCGGGCAGGAGCGCGACCGCGCCCTTCCCGAACAGTTCTTGCGCCACGCGGGCGCGTTCCATGGGATCTTCGATTTTCCCGACCGCGTCCGAGACGGCGAGAAAGGCCTCGTCCGGGTTCATGCTCCGGATCGCGTCGAACCCGAGGCCGGCGGCCTTCAGCGCGGCGACGGTCGAATTACTCCCCGTCGCCAGGCCATCGTTGAGCTTGTTCGCGGCCTTCGTGAAATCCTCGAGCGTGCCCCCGCCCTGTTCCACGGCGAACTTAATCCGCTGAAACGATTCGGCGCCCATGCCGACCGCGGCCGCCTGATCTTTGATGGCGCCGGCGGCCTCGAAGACACTGCCGATAAAGCTCGTAATCTGCCCGACCGAAAACGCGATCCCGACCGCGCCGGCCATCTTCGACAACGTCCCGAGCCAATCGATCGAGGCCTTGTTGGCGTCCTTCGTTTTGTCCGCGATCTCTTGGATGTTCGCCGGAACTTTTTCCCCGAGGGCCCTTAGCTTGGCGACGGCCTCTTGTGACGTCGCGCCCAGGCGTTTGAGTTCTTTTTCGGTGAGCGCCGAGACGCCGCCGATTTCTTCGACGGCCTTCGCCATCAGCGCCGCTTCTTGGACGATCTGCCGGCCGGAGAATTGATTGGAGAGCTTATCCAGGCGGCCGCCGACCTTGTCGGCGCCGTCGCCGAAATCCTTGATCTTGACTTGGGCTTTTTCGACCGCGTCGTAGAAGCTCGAAAAGTTCGCCGTGAAGGTTGCGGAGAGCGCCATCTAGATCACGGCCGGCGGGCCGCCTCGAGGTTGAGCGAATCGATCAGGAGCTCGTACACGTCCACCGGGAGATCGAGCAGATCCGCATAGGTCCAGCCCATCACGCGGCAGACGTGGAGGTCGGAGAGGGTACGCTGCCGCCAGCCGGGAGTTTTTTTTGGTGGTCCCGCTCTGCCGCCATGGCGGCATCGTGCGCTTGTACCGCCTCGAGAATTTCGCGCAGACTTTCGGGCGTCTGGTTCCGGAGCGCCGCGAAGACAAACGCGTACGGCTGATCCCGAATGTCGATCCGTTTGTCATCGGCGTCCGTGATCGACCAATCGATCAAGTACGCGACCGCTTGCGCGATCCCGATATGCTCGAGGTCGAGCTCCGGCCGCTCGCCGGCCTTGAACGAGCTCGCCCGAATGACCCGGGCTTGCGCGTCGCGTTCTTCGCCGGCCGTGAGATGTTTCCGGACAAGCAGCCAATCGCCGCCCGTCAGATCGATCCGGTGTTCTTCCGTTTTGCGATACCGCGATCCCATGGAGACTCCCTGTTTAGCGTTTCGGGAGCAGCCGGCCGGACAGCTGCCCTTGATAGACGGTCACGTCCCCGAGCGGCCGGCGCGTGGGCGGGCCGTCCTTGTTCGTAATCTCGAGGACGAGCGGCGCTTGGCTGATCCGAAACAGATCGACCGTGTGGACTTTGGCCGTGAACCAGTCCCCTTCGACGCGCCAGGGCCCGAGCTCCGCGGCGCGGAGGTAGCCGAGACGGACGGCCGCCCCGACCCCTTCGATCACGATCCGGTGTCGCGCCCCGACGACCGCCATACCGGCCCGACTACGGCGCGATCCCGGCGACCCACGCCGCGCCGTCCCAGTGCGCCGCGGATCCGTCCCCGAGCGTGACGTACTGGCCCGTGGTCCACGCCGTCGCCGGCGTCGCCGTGATCCCGGTCATCTGGGCGAGCGTCGCCGGCGCCATGGCGCCTTGCGGCGTGAATTTGCCCGGCGAGCTGATCCCGCTCGCGCCCGTGGCGGCGATCTGTGACGCCCGGGTCCAGGATCCTTTGGCCGAGAACGAGGCGTCAATCGTGACGGCCGACGTCACGCCGCCCTTGATCGACGCATCCAAAAACGCCGGGCCTTCCCATCCTTGCGCGGAGGTCGCGGACGGATAGATCGCGAGAAAGCAGCCGTCCGGCGAATCGGCGGCATCGAAGATCGCATCCGTGAGCCGATCCCAGAACGCCGAAAACGTGCCGGTCAAATCCTTGAGGCCGATCACGTACCGTTTGTTGGCGTCGCCAAGGGCGGTCGTTTCGACCTTGTCCGTCGCCATGTTCAGCGCCCAATCGGAGATATTGCCGATCGCGACGTAGGGATCGCCGGCGTTCATCTTCATGGCCACGATCCCTTCCTTGCCATGGGTGGCCGGGTTGTTCACGGGGGGTGCGGGTGCAGGCATTGACGAGCTCCTTTGTGTGAACCGTTTCAAAAGACTGTGACGTGTAAGCCGTTGCGCTCGAGCAGCGCCACAAACGCGGGCGTCATCCGTTCGCGCCGCTCGATCGCGATCGGGACGAACACGTCCCCTTTCGGCATGCGGCCGGTTTCCTTGCCGTTCTTCCAGCGCCGCTCGTCCGTGCCGCGTTCGAAGATGTACGCGTGCCGGGCCCGGTTGCGGACGATCGCCGTCGCACTAAACGCATCACTCCGCGTTTCGATCCCAACACTCCGCGCCAGGGCGCCCGTCCCCGTGTGCGGATACGCGGCCGCGATCTCGGCCGCGGCGCCGGCGGCCGCGGCGAGGACGATCGCGGACGCCTCATGCACGAGCGCCGGCGGCAGGGCCGCGAGCGCCGCCTTGAGCTCCGCGAGGCCGTCAATACGCAGTTTGGCCGCCATGGCGCCCCACCGTTTCCGCACAGATAAGCTCGAGCGTGACGCCGCGCTGATCGAGGTCCGTCACACTTTGGACTTGGAGCGGAACCCGGCCGGGCCGGAGGATCCGCGTTTCCAAGTTGATCCCCGGGTGATAGCGGCCCGTGACCCGGTACTGGGCGATCCCTTCCGCGATCTGCATGCCCGTCGTCTGGATCGCGCAGTGCCAGATCGCCGGGACGAGCGGGCCCGTGGGCGCCTCGAGTGTCACCGTGTGCCGTGTCGATCCGATCGCCATGCCCTACGCCAGCGCCGGATCCCGCGACCGGCGACACAAGTTCGCGATCGCGGACCAGACGCGATCATCGTTATCCGCGGCCGCGCCGAATTCGTCCCCGCGGTGTTCGTACAAATGCGCGAGCAGCAACAGGACGGCCGCTTGAATCCAGGGCGGCGCCGTGTCCGGCGTCCACGTCGGATCGTTCCGGCCTTTGAGGTAGTCCCGAATGGACGAGCTCGCCGCGGCGAGTTTTTGCGTGACGTCGGGATCGTGCGCCGTGTCCGTGATCCGGAGATGGTCTTTCGCGACCGCCATCGTCACGAGGACCGGATCGTTATCGGGCGGCGTCACCGGGACGGCGGCCGGGAGAAAAAACGCTTCGACCGGCCCGGCGCCGAGCGCCGGCGTACTCGCTTCCGAACAGCTGACGGGGATCTCGAGATAGCCGGCCGCCTCGAGGGCCGGCGCCGTGATCACGAGCGCGACATAGACCAGATGATCCGCCCGGTCTTGCACGTAGATCAGCGTCCCGATCGGTTGCGCCAGGAGCGCCCGCCGGACGTCCAGGCCATCGGTCGTCAAGTTCTGCAGCCACGCCCGCGTGACGAGATCGACGTAGGGCGGGCCGGCGTCCAGGCGGATCTCGCCGCTCGCGGGCGGCGCGGTCAGCGCGACGGCGAAGGCGAACGGAAACGAGGTCATCGGCCGCCATCCCGGCCGCGTTTGACAGCCAGCGTCCACGCCGGCGCCCCCGTGCCCGGCCGGATCGTCGTGTCCGCGTTGCAGTGCCACAGCGACCCGTCAAAGGTCACGAAATCGCCCGGGCCGTAGGTCTTGCCGTCCACGTACACGCCGCGGTAAATCAGGGCCGGGATCGTCACCGGGTGTGACGCGGTCCGCTCGCCGGCCGTCCACGTATGGACGATCGTCCGCTCGCCGTCGTACGTGACGCGGTAATCATCGAACCCGAGGCCGGGCGGGCCGGGCGGGCCGGGGACGGCGGGCCGGGCCTCGAGGGCGGCGACCTTGTCGCGGACATCCCCCAGGCCGGCCGCGGCCGCCTCGAGCGTCCGGAGTCGCGCCACGACGGGCGCCAGGGCGGCGCGGATCACCACTTCGATCACGTCCGCGATCGCGTCCGGGTCAGCCGGCATGGATCGATCCCCAATCTTTCCGGAGCAGCGCGAGGGCCAGGGCGCCGGCCTCGAGGGCCGCGGGCGCCTTCACCGTCGCGAGCTCGCCGGCCGCGGGCGGCACGGGCGCCGGCGGGCCGGCCGCGTCGCGATCATCGAGGGCCGACAGGCTGTAGTTCTGCTGTTGGAGGTACGGCGTCTCGCCGCCTTTGACCGACCCGAGGCCGAAGTACTTCCGCCGGGCCTCGTTGGGCGACATCGCGCCCGATCCGATCGCGTCCGCGGCCGCCTTCGTCTTCGTCGCCGTGTCCATCCAGATCAGATCGTCCACGTCGAGCTCTGTCCCGAATTCCGAGCCGGCCAGGCCGAGGCCGTCATCCAGACTGAGCTCGAAGGCCGTCACGAGCGATTGAATACACTGCGAGTAGTACTGCTGGAGCATGGGCTCCACGTTCGCGAACGGCGGCGGCGGGCCCACGCTGATCATGTACGGCGGGACGTGGTAGCAGCTGCAGATCGTTTCCGCCGTCCAATGCAGTTGTTCGATCAGTTGGGCGTCGTTCGCGTTCACGGTCATGGGCTCGTATTTCAGCCCGTCCCCGAGGACCGCGACCTTCCCCACGTTCGCGCCGGTGAAATTCTGATCCCAGTACTCTTTCAGTCGCGCCGCCGTGTCGTCCGCGATCGCGCCCGGCGCCGTCAGCACGCCGCCCGGATTACTCCCGCCGGCGAAAAACGTTTGCGAGGTCTTTTGAATCGTCAGGCCTTGCAAGGCGGCGAGCCCGCAGGCATAGAGCGGCGTCACGCCGATCAGCGGGTGAAACAGCGCGATCATGAGATCGTGAATGATTTCGCTCGCCGGCACGGTCACGGCCTCGCCGGTCATGCCCGGCCCGAGCCCGGCGCCGCCGGCGAGATCGTCCCGCCGGAGCTCGTAGTACACGGCGCCATCGGCCGTGACGAGCGGCGTCACGCGCGACGGGTCCAGGACGTATAAGGCCTTCACGATCCCGCGTTGATCGCGTTCTTTCAGCACGTACGTATTCCCGTGGACGAGCTTCGACGTGATCCATTGCTCGAGAAATTTCTGGATCGTCTGGTAGCGGTTGGGTTTCCGGAGGACCGGCGAGTACGCCGGGTTGGTCGTCTCGTGCCAGATCCCTTCCTCGTCAATCTCGACCAGCCGGAGCGTGAGTTTCGCGATATCGGCGGCGATCAGCGTCACGCAGGAAAAGACCGCGAAGTACGACAGGGACGACTCGGCGCGGATCTCGGCGTTTTGCTGCCACGCGCCCGGATACGGATCGCGGACGATCGGCGTCCAGCCGCGGCCGGCGCCGCGGGCGTCGATCGGGCGCAGGACCGGCGCCTTTTTCGCCGTGAGCTCGTAGCCGAAGATCCGAAACTCCATGGGTAGCGAAACCGGCCCGGGGACGGCGCCGGGAGGGAGCGCCGGCCCCGAGCTCGAGATCCGTTACTTCTTGGCGGCCGCCGTCGTCGCCGCGGCGCCCGTGGGCGAAGCCGTCGCGGGATACGCCGCGCCACTCACGAGCGCGACCGCGGCCGGGACGGCCCGGAGCCAGTTGATAAACCGCTCCGCGCGGAGCCCGACGAGGTTGTTTTGCCACAGCGAGACGAGGACCGTCGTCGCGTCCGCGGGACTCGCCGGCGCCGAATCCATTTGGACCGAGGCCTCGCGCGACATATCGATCGCGACGCCGCCATCGTCGGCGTACAGGATCCCGGGCGGGTGGACGAGGATCACGTTGGTGCCCGCCTGGTTCGACGTCACGACGTTGATCCCTTCGGCCGTCCCGCCATTGACCGTCACGCCCGGAAACAGCCGGGCGCCGCTCGCGTCGCGGAGAAACCCCATGGCGAGCGCGTTGCCTTCACTGAGGATCAGCGTCGCGCCGGCCATCGGCACATTGGCCGCGGCGAAGGCCTGCAGCAGCGCCAGGAGATCGGCCAGGGGATTTTGCCCGGACGCGATCGGCGTGACGCCGTTCGTGATCGACGCCGGATGCACGTTGGCGACGGCGGCGACCGCCGGATCGATAAATTGCTGATCGAGAAACGCCGCGATCCCCGCGATCATGTCGGCGCGGACGATCGACTCCGCGGCCGGGTTGCTGACCTTCACGAGTTCTTCGGTCAGCACGATGATCCCGGCGGCCTTGCTCATATCGAGCTTGGCCGAGCCGAACCCCAGGGACGTGACGGGTTTCGCCTTGCCCTGTCCGACCCATCCGTACGATCCGCCGGCCGTTTGCACCGGCACGGACGCATTGAACGGCACTTGGCGCAGGCCCGGGATCTTCCCGAGGATCGTCGCCGGCCGCAGGAGGGCGATAAATTCATCGGTGATGTTTTGCACGACGGCGAGCGGGCCGGCCCACGCCGGATCGGTCGTGTTCCCCGCGGCGACGGCGGCCTTGAGATACAACCCGACTTCCGGCGTGTCCCGTTCCCACCGCTTGGCGTACTCGATCGCTTCGAACCGGGATCCCTTGGTCGCGAGGATCGCCATGGCGACGCGGGTAAACGCCGTGCCGGGCGGGAGAGTGGATTTCACGGTCACGACGCCAGGGCGGCCGGCCGGCGGCGGCGGGACGATCCGCGTCGCCGTTGCCGCTTGCATCTTCTCGAGCTCGCGGGCGCGGACGAGATGATCGTCCAGGGTCTTCACGTCGAGCGCCAGGCCGTCGTACTCCTCGCGTTGCGGTTCCGGCAAGGTCGCGTCCGTCGCCGTGTCCATGATCGCGGCGAGCCGGGCGACTTTCGCGGCGCGGGTGTTTTCGAATTGTTGGATCTGTTCTTGTGCGGTCATATGGGGCCCGCCCTTTGTGCGCGGGCGTACGGCGAAATCGTCCGCGACGCCGGACGGTGTGGGGCCGAGCGCGGCCAAGCGATACGGCGCGTCGAGCGATTTCACGGTATGGATCGTGGCTTCGACGTTCGCCGGAATGGTGACAAGCGAGAGCTCGCAGATTTCGTACCGGGAGATCCGCGTCTGTCCGGACTGGGCCCGGGTCATCCCGCCCGGGAGCACGCGGTACCCGACCGAGGACGCCCGGATCAGGCCGGCCAGGAGACTTTGCCGGGCCTCGAGCGTCCGATCGCGGAGCGGGCCGGGCGCGTCAATCGTCGGGATCTCGGCGTCGAACGTGATCCCGGCGACCGTGGGCGCGTGCAAGGTCACGAGGCCGATCGGCCGTTCGCGATCGTGGTGCCACAGGAGCGGGATCGGGTTGGTGAAGATCGCGCCGAGCGGATCCAGGCTATCGCCCGCCCGATCGGGCGCCGGCGTCGTCGCCGTCCCGGTCAGCCGGAGCGGCGCCGAGCTCCCGGCGGGCGCCGCCGTGACGGTTAGAAGGGCGTAGCCGTGCTGGATCACCGTGCCGGGGAGTATCCCGGCGCCGGCGGCCTCGAGGCGAGTTATAGGTACGTTATCGCGGCGCCGCCCGGAGCGCCCGGCGGATCACTTCCGGTACGGTCAGGCGGGCCGCGGCCGCCCGGCGACAGACGGCCTCGAAGACCCGCGCCGGCATCCGGAGCGTGACGACGACGGACGGATCCGTGGGATCCAGGGGCGGCCGGCCGGGTTTGCGTCGCATGGCGTCAGTTCCCCATGATGATCAGTTGATACCCGGGCGCCGGCGTATGCCCGTGCCGCTCCATGGCATCGAGCGCCATCACCAGGGCCACGGCGCCGTCGATCCGCTCCGTGGCGGCCTCTTTCGACAGTTTCACGTTCCCGGCGGCGTCCGTCTCGGTCGCGGCGTTCCCGATGTTCCATTGCAAGACCGGATGCCCGTCGTGCCGGAGCCGGCGCGACAGGATCGCCGCCTCGAGCGATTTTGTCGGCGCCGACAGGGACGCGAACCCTTGCCGCATTTTGACGCACGGGAGCCCGTCGATCTTCTCGAGCCGGCCGATCAGATCGGTCGCGTTCCACGGATCGTACGCCAGGATCTTGATCTGGAATTCCTGATCCCAGGCCTGCAGCAGCGCCCGGACCGCCTCATATTGGACGACGGGGCCGGGCGTGCCAATCAGGACGCCGTCGCGGATCCATTGGTCGTACGGGACGCGATCCCGCGTGACGCGGAGCGGGATCCGCTCGAGCGGCACGAAAAACGCGGCGAGGACATCGAATTGATCGCCGTCCGGAAACACGGCGACGACGGCCGTCAGATCCGTTGTGCTCGAGAGGTCGAGCCCGATGTAACACGGCCGCCCGCGGAGCGCCGCCCGGTCGATCGGCGCCCGGCACGCATCCCAGGCGGCGAGACTCAGCCAGCGGGCCGCTTGCTCCGTCCACTGGTTCAGGTACAGCCGCCGGAAATTGTTTTCTTGCGCCGGGATCTCTTTCGCCCGGGCGGCGACCGATCGCATTTCCTCGAGCGATCGGAAATCCCCCAGGGCCGGATTGGCGGCGTGCCAGATCCGCTCGTCCGTCCAATCGGCGCCGATCGGCGCCTCGTAAATCACCGGGAGAAACGCGGGATCGATCGCCGGGTTCGCGATCACGTTTTTCGCGTGGGAGTAGATTTCCCAGAGGATCGAATGTCGATCGTAGCCGGCCGTGGAGATCGCGACGGTCAGCGGGTTCGCCCGGGCGCCCGTGCTCGAGGTCAGCACGTCCCAGAGCTCGCGCGACGGCGCCGCGTGGAGCTCGTCATACAGCACGCGCGACGCATTAAACCCATGTTTTGAGTACGCCTCTGCCGAGATCGCGCGGTAGAACGATCCCGTTTTGCGATGCACGATCCGCTTTTGACTTTCGATGATTTCGCATTGCGCGGCGAGCTCGTCATCCTGTCGGATCATTTCGGCGGCGACGTTGAAGGCGAGCGCCGCTTGGTCCTTGTCCGCGGCCGCCGAATACACTTCGGCGCCGATCTCGCCGTCGAATAGCAGGCCATCGATCGCCAGGGCGGCGATCAATTCGGTCTTGCCGTTCTTGCGCGGCATCATCAACAGGCACATCCGGTACCGACGGCGGCCGGTCGCGCGGTCGATCGTGAATAGCGGCCGGATGATCCCGTGTTCCTGCCAGGGCCGGAGCCGGAACGATTGGCCGGCGAACGGGCCTTTCGTGTGGGTCAGCCGATTGATCACGGCGACCTTGTGATCGGGGCCGATCACCGGCGGCCGCGTCATAACAGGCCTGTCCATTTCGAGGGCGCCGGCGCCTCGAGCGGCGCGGGGAGTTTCGCCGCCCGCGTCCGGCCGGACGGCGTCAACCCAAGTTCCGCCCACAGCCGGTGACAATGCGCGAGCGCCCGATCCGCGACGGCGAGATACGGACTCGCGATCATGCCTCTCGCCGTCTTCACGACGATCCCGCGGTCGCGGATCTGGCCGTGGGCCTCGAGGTACCGCGACCACTGTTGACAGAGGGCCGTCAGCGCGGACCGCTCCGTTTCACTCACGAGGCCGGCCGCTCGCAGGCGCGGTGCGACCCGGCGCCACTCGGCCCGGGCGACCGGATCGCCGGCGAGCTGGCGCGGCGGCCGGTCGAATGAGGGATCGGCGGGCGCGATCGTCGGTTGCTGCCGATTGACGCGCCGCTTGCCCGGGTTGCCGCGGAGGATCGCGATCGCCGCCGGTTGCGGCCGCCGGCCGGAGTTGAAGTTTCCCACTTAGCGGATCCTCGAGGGCCGGCGAGCGGGCGGCGAGCGCCGAACCCGCGGCCGTTGAGATCGTTTCCAGGCGGTTTCCGCCAGGGCGCGATCGTAGGACTTGAACCGGACGATCGGCGTCTGCGGCCGCCATGCGGGATCGGGTGAATCCCCGAACAGCCGGAGGATCCAGTACCGTACGAATCGGATCATCGTCCTACCTCGAGCCGGTGATCGCCGGGTGACAAGGTGTTCTTGACATCTTTACATCGGCGGCCGGCGGCGCCCGGCGGGCCGATTTTCCGCGAAAACGCGCGTTCGAGACTGGCGCGGTTTCCGAACGGCCGCCCGATCAACCTTCCAACCCCCCCCGGGATCCCCCACGGGATCACAAGCCCGCCTGAGATTTCCGGGCGCCGCACGACGCGCACAAGGACTGCCAATTCTCGAGCTCGTCCCAGAACAGATCGGGATCGCCCCGATGTGGCCGGACGTGATCCGTCTGGGTTGCCATCGTCACCCGGCCGGCGTCGAAACACGCCGACATCACCGGACGGCGGCCGCCGGGCCGCATGCCACACAGCGGATAGCGGGCCCGGAACCGCGCCGCCCGACGATGCCAGCGGGCCGTATAGCCGCGAGCGTGGGCCGTGCCACGCGCCCGATCCGCCTCGCCGGCATGGGCCGCACACCGGCCGGCCGGGACCAGGGCGCCACAGCCAGGCGCCGCACAGAATGTCACGCCCGCGCCGCCTTCCGGGCCCGGCGTTCTGCGTCCGCGATCGCCGCCTTGCACGTCCCGCAGTAGTGATCGTGAAACCCGGTGCCCGTATCCGGCCGCATGCCGGCGAGCCCACAGCGTAAACACTCCCGGGCGGCGAGCCGGCGCATAATCTCGGCCGGCGACAGGGCGCGATCGGGACTGACGTAGGGCATGGGGCCGCTCCTATTCGATGATCCCCACATAGATCGCGGGCGGCGTGGGGATCGCCTCATTCACCGGGCGCCAGAGGTGCAGGACGTTGGGGTGATTGTTCACGTACTCGGACTGCCGCGGGTGAAGTTGCATCACGACGTCTTCGGGATCCCAACAAAGCATCTTGACCCAGGACATTTCTTTCCACGTTGGCGTCCGCATCTTCGGCCCGCGGTACGCATGGACGCTGACGTGTTCCCATTCCGGCTAACCTTCCGCCCGCGACTCGGCGCCATCGGCACAGATCAGCGCGAGTCGCCAACCTGGTTCGCAAGACTCGACATCAAAGGCGCCATTGTTGCCGTCAGCCGCGATTGACGCGAGCCGGCCCGTCAGCACGCGGGCCGTTTCCGGAACGTGGAAGCTCACGCGATCTCCCGAATCGTGATCCCGTGGATCGCTTCGATCAGCCGCTTCCGCAGGCGGTACGCCGTGGTCCGCGTGGGCGGGCTTTTGACGTCTTCGATCACGAGCTCGCCGCTCGAGACGTCCTGATACCGGAAATCCGCCGTATACGTTCCGCAGTGCGTCACGAGGCCGGCGGCCCGATCGGACAGGTTGACGACATCGATCGCGAACCGCGGGTGTACTTCGAGGGCCGTCACGAGGCCGGCCGCCTCGAGGATCCGGAGATCGCGGTACCGGAGCGCCTCGCGCCCCGAGTCGAACCGGAACCCGTCGATCCGCCGGGGGATCGCGCCGTACTTCGGCCGCGGCGCCGCGGCGAGCCCGATCCCGTGCGCCTCGAGGGCGGCCGCCCATGCGACCCGATCGCTACCGCGTCCGGCGATACGTCCCATTGACGGTCACGAGCGGATTGATCGTGTTACTCGAGGCCTCGCGAAAGATCACGCCGTTGACAAAGATCGCGACGTGGAGAAACCCCGTGCCCGTCGCGCGGGCGTCCACTGACAGAAAGACGGCGTCCCGATCGCGGATCGACAGGGAGGACGTGTACGGCAGGACGGTGGAGACTTGCGAGAGGCCATCGATCGAGTTGTTGACGCGGACGGTCACGAGCGGTAGATCACCGTCCACGCGAAACTCGATCAGATCCGCGACGGCCGCGGCGACGGTACCCGGGCCCGGGGCGATCGGGTTGACGATGTCCACGTTCGTGTCACAGCCGAGCGCGGCCGCGACGCTGGCGAGCAGTAACAGGCGCGTCCACTGACGTGTCATGGTGATCCCTTTTCTCGCCGGCGGGCCGGCACCCATTTGAAATCGTGCGGGTTGACGCGGAGGTCCGCGTGGAGCGCCGCACTATAGAGGGCGAAACTGACGAGATCGGCGTCCGTCGCGAACCCGAGCGCGACCTTGAGCGCGTCACAGACGGCGCGTTCATTTACGGTCAGCCGGCACGATATCAGCCGATCGGTGTGCGTCAACAGCGATCTCCACAGGCTAGCGCGTTGACCCGTGACGACTTGACCGAGATTTCCACATTTCCACAGCGCCCTGTCATCTGTTGGTCTGTACGGTACTGGAGTGTTTTGTACTGTCTTGTACGCGCACAAAGTACGCACACAGTGCGGCGAAGGTGTACACCGTGTGCGTACTTTGCGGTTTCATTGGGGTTTCCTTACGCCTTCGGCGCGGCCGAGAGCGGTTGTCCACAGCATTGACACGTCGCCGGGAGGACGATCGGGTGTGTCGGCACGCCGGGCCCGATCGCGTCGGGCGGGATCACGATCGGATGAGACGGGACGAACGGCGGGAGGACGATCGGGTGTGTCGGGACGCCCGGGCCGATCGCGTCCGGCGGGATCACGATCGGATGAGACGGGTAGACCGGCAGATAGATCGGGTGTGTCGGCACGCCCGGCGCGATCGCGTCCGGCGGGATCACGATCGGGTGTGACGGCGCCGGCGGCGGCAGTTCGATCGGGTGTGTCGGGACATTGGGCGGCAGGGCGATCGGCTGTGACGGGGCCGCGTCACTGTCGGACCAGGTCATCACGCCTTGCAGGTTCACAAGTTTTGTCGGCATGGGTTCTCTCACTTTCCGTACGGGTAAACGGGAGGGGCCTTCATACTACGCGACCCGAATGTCAGCCGGGCGCCGGTTGGCCTTCGACCAGGGCGACGGCCGTCGCATGGCCGATCAGCGCCTCGAGCCGCGACGTGTACCGCGTTTGCCGGCCGTCATGATCGCCGCCGAAGATCATCGTTTCCCAGAGGACCGGCAGGCCCGCGGCGCCGAGCCGGTGATCCAACCCGAGAAAGACCGTGCTGATCAGCACGTCCCCGACCGTGGTCTGAATCACCGTGCGATCGGCCGTTTCGAACCAGCGAACCCACTCGAGCAGATCCGCGGGCCGCGGTTCGCCGTCGTCGTCCAGAATGATCGTGTGCATCGGGATCATGGTCGCGCTCGTTACTGGGCGATCACGGCCGCCCGCCGTTTCGGCGCCTCGATCTGGCCGTAGCGGCGTTCGTGCCCGCAGACCATACACGTCGCCCGGGTGTCGGTGATCATCGTGTGGGCCGTGTGCCGCAAGGCGCGGAGCTGATCGAGTGTCGCGTCCCCGATCAGTTCGATCCGTTGCGTCGGATCCGCGCGAAGCATCGCGGTCCGGAACTTCCGGATAATGACGTCGAGCTCCGCGACCCGCGGATTGCAGACGCCTTCGCAGACGAGACGGTACAGATACGGCATTACCTTCCCCTTTCAGGACGCGACCGAATCGACCGCGACCCACACGATCTGTTTTTTCCCCGATCGCGGACTGACGCGCCGCGTCCCACTATCGCGGACAAATCCTTGTTGACAGATGTCGGTGATCCGCCGGGACACGCTTTGATGTTCCCACCCCGTGACCGTGACGAGCTCCGCACACGTCGCGCCCGATTGGGCGTCGTGAATCAGGCGGTAAATCATGTTGCATTGCGTCTTCTTGCCGGATTCGTTCGACGCGGCCGCGGCGTGGGACGTGTCCGGATCCTCCGTCCGGGCATGGCCGATCGGGTCATAGTCGAACGCGGGGATCGCCGCCTCGCGCCGCCCTTGCCGGCCATCGCAGCGCCGATCGTGATCCGGTTCGCTCCGATCGCCGCTACAGAACAGGCAGGGTTGCATGGCGCCGGCCTCATTCGGTCCGTTTCGGATCGTCTACGCGGATCGTCACGAACCGCCGGCCTTGGAAATCGACGCGGGCCGTCACAAGCCGGATCCGATGCCCGGGCCAATCGTCCGTATCGTCGGCGCCGGTGATCTCCACGATCGCGTTGAAGTTCGTCCGATTCAATACGATCCCCTTGTCCTTGCCTTCGAAGTACACAACCAATTTCTGCGTGTCCCCGATCGTCTGGAGCTCCGCCCGCGCGATCGTGACCGTGGGCGTATGCCCGTTGAGATCATCAGCCCGCAAGAATCGGCCGGGGAAGACGTCGCCTTGTTTCACCGGGCCTCGTCCGCGGGTTCGCGATCCGCGACGGCGAACACGATCGGCCGATCGGAGAGCCGATGTCCGGCGAAGTAGTGATCACGGATGATCGGATTTCCGATCGCGTGCCAGCCGCGCCAGGCGGCGCCGCACGAGCAGAACACTTGTACGGCGTGCCACTGCCCGCGCGGCAGGCGGCGCCGCGGATCCGCCGTCCGGCGATTCCGATCGGCGGTCGTCATGATTCCCCCCAGGGCATCGGTAATTGCTCGCCGCGGATCAGCCGTTGCGTGTACCGATCCGCCCGCCGTTCCATGGCCGGGATCCAGATTTCCCCGTGCTGTTCCCAGGTGTCGCGCCGGAAATGGCCCGTGCGGGTACAGACGTTGATCAGCGTCGCGAACTGTGACGCCGCGAGCAGCGTCGCCGCCTGGAGGTCATCGACGGGGAGCGGCGCCCCGGTCGAATCGGTCGCGCGACCCGGGCGCCGGCCGTGTTTCGCGATATGACACCAGAGACACACGAGCGCCCCCATCCCTTCGAGGCCGAGCGCCCGGACGACGGCGCGGATCTTCGGATCGTCCGGCATATCCGAGTCCAGTTGGAACCACTTCATACGTACCCCCCGCGGCCGGCCGTGCTGGCGTCGTGCGCGACGTTCGAAGGTGGCGGGAGGGATTACGACACGGCGCGACGCGGCGCCCGCCGTGGCGTCAGCAGGGCCGCTTTCGCGACCTGTCGCCGGCCGCCGCGGGGCGGCGTCGGGTGTGTCGTGCGGGGCCGCTTGAGATCCGCGATCACGTCGTCGCGGTTCCAGCGAATCGGGGATCGATCCCAGGGCCGCGGGGTGAATGTCCCCGCGAGCAAGGCCCGCCGGATCGTGGAGTAGCTGAGGCGATAGATCCCGGCAATGTCTCGGATCGTCAACAGCGCCGGCAGATTGCCGAGGTCAGTCACGGGCGGCGGTTTTTTCACGGGGATCCCTCTCTCTCTACGGCGCGGTCGCGTGTCCAAATCGCGGCCAAATCGCGTCTAGTCGCGTCTAGGGGAGTAAGCCGCGACGGTTGGCGTTTTTAGCATGATCTATACTTCACCTGTCAAAATTCGTACCTTTTTGTAGTCAAACGGCGTCAAGTTGTTTCAAAATAGAACCCGCGGCCCGTCGCGGGGACGGTGAGGGGAAGGCACACCATGGCGGCAATCGGATCGTTGTATGAGCGGCTAGCGCGTCTGCAGGCCTATTACGAGCACTCCGCCGAGGCCATCCGGAATGAGATCCGAAACTTGGCCCGGGCTGAAGCCGATCGCGTGCCCGTGCGCGGCCTTGGCGTGACCTTGCGCGACGCGGCCGCCCACCAGGCCCGCGGCCGCGAAGCGGATCAAGACGCGGATCGCGGCGTCGATCGTCGCCGGGCCCGCGGGACGGCCCGATCCGTGATCACCCGTCGCATGCAGACCGCGCGAGCGCTCGCGCAGTTCGATCCGCAGGAGCCGCGGCGCCCCGAGACGTTCCGGATCCCCGTGGCGGGATTGGGATCGTTAGTACGGCGCGGGTACCTGATCCAGAAGGCCGGCGGCTACGTTCGCAGCGCGAAACCATACCGCATCAATCCCACCGCACGATAAGGAGTTCGACCCCCATGCCCCGCACGTTTGATCGGATCTGTGTCGCCCCCGGGATCTATCAGTACCCCACGCATTACGAGGCCGTTGTCCGCATGGGCGCCGCCCGCGCCGGCAAACAGCAGCGGATCACGCGGCGGTTTCCGCTCGACACGGCGATCCCCACGATGCAGGGTTGGCGCTGCGATCACAAAGAAACCCTGATCGACGCCCAACCCGCGGCGCCGAGCGCCGGATCGTTGACGGCGATCATCGGGGAGTTTGTCGCCGCCTTGCCGGCCGGCCAGTACAAGGCGGACAGCGTCGCGATCCTCGAGCACTGGATCCAGTCACCACTCGGCAAGCTGCCGGCCATGGCGATCAGCCGCTCGCAGATCGTCACCGCGATTAGTCGCATGACGGACGCGGATCCACCGGCCGCGGCGAGTACGTGTAACCGGCGCCTGTCGCGGTTGCGGCGCGTGTATCAGGAAAAGTACGGGATCGCGACGCCGAACCCGACAGACGGGATCAAGTACCTTCCCGAACCCAAAGGCGAGATCCGCGGGATCCCGGTCGGGATCGTGAAATCGATCCTCGAGGCCCTGCCCGATCTGGGCCGGGCCGACCGCGGCGAGACACGGCCGGCCGTGAGTCTCACGAAGATCCGCCTCGAGGTCATGTTCTGGGCCGGGATCCCGCCGGCGACGTTGCGCCGCGTCCGGCCGGGTCACGTCGAGCTCGAGAATGCCCGCGTCTATTTGATGCCGCGCCGGAAGGGCAAGGGCATGAAGTACGGATCGTGGATCTCGTTGTTGCCGGAGGGCGTCGAGGCCTTGCGCCGGTTCGCCGCGGCCGGGCTCTACGGCCGCCCGTGGTCGCGATCGAGTATGTGGAAGACGTGGCACGTCGCGATCGCCCGGGCGAAGGCGGCCGCGGCCGCGCGGGCCGAGCAGACCGGCGATCGTTCGTGGGTGGATCATTTCGCGCGATTGCCGCTGAACTGCCGGCCGTACGATCTCCGGCATAGTTTCGCGACGGAGCTGTATCTTCGCACCGGCGACATCGGCGCCGTGTCCGAAATCCTGCAGCATGCGGATCTCGAGACGACCAGGCGGTACACGCGCGGCGCCGTCTCGGCCCGCGTCCAGGCGGCGATCGCGACCGCGGCCGCGGCCTTTACCGCGGCGCCGTCTCTCCCGCCCCCGCCGAGCCCGATCCGCCTCGTTCCACGTCGCGCGTAAACTCGAGGCCATGCCGACCGACCCGGCCACTATCGATCAGATCCTCGCGAACATCCGGACCGCGATCGGCGGCGCCCGGACGTGGCACGCCGTCCGGGCGATCGGGATCGTGCATCGGGACGATTGGGATACCGGCACGGTCAAGAGCGAACCCACGGACGGCATCACGTTCACGATCACGATCAATGGCGGCGCCACGGAAACGCGCGAGACGGAAACCGGCGCCTTGCCGGCCGGCATCATCCAGCGAACCGCCGAGCTCCAAGGCGGCCTCCAACAATTCCTCACGGCGACGGCCGGCACGGCGCCGGCCGTGGTCATCGTCACGGCCTTGACCTATGAGATCGGCCGCGTCATCGGTACCCAGGCGGCCTATCAGAACGCGTGGGAGCTCGAGCGTACGCTGGACTACGTCCGCGAGCTCCTCGCGCGGCAGGTTGACGCGTACCGGAGTGGCAGACTGAAGGACTGATCGCGATACTCCCCCAGGGGCCGCCCCACGGGGCCGCCCCACTTTCCCACTCGTGAGAATTGTTAGGGATTTTTGAGTACGTTTTGGGCTACTCGGGGCGGCCCGAGATCCGGTAAATCACCGTAAGTTGTTGATTTATATGGTGCGCCCGGGCCGATTTGAACGGCCGACCCCCGCCTTAGGAGGGCGGGTGCCGACCAGAGAACGGCCGTATTTATCGCTACTTCCAGCCGGGGCCGCCCCACGGGGCCGCCCCAATCCGCCCACACGGGGATCCGATTGGGGCGGCCCGGGCCCGAAATCCCGGTTATTCGAATATTCGAAACCGCGCCTCAACGCGGCAGTGGGATATCCAATCCGAAGACCCGCACGAGGTAGATCACGAGCGCCAGGATCGCGATCACGCGGATCGCATACTTGAACGCCGGCGCCATGGGGATCTGCGTGTCCACGAGGTAGAGCAGCGCCCCGACCAATCCGATCGTGAGAATGACCGTAATCATTTCAATCCCCCCGTTGTAGACTCGCGCCATGGTGTGGCTGATCGTGATCGCCGTGATCGGCGCCGGCGTCGCCGGCGGATTGATCACCGTGGGATCCGCCCCAGAAATGAAAGGCCGGTATGACCGTCTGGATCGTGGAAATGGCATCGGGCGAGATCATCGCCGTCTATAGCAGCGAGGGCGCCGCCCGCGCCGCGGCGCCTGATCATGGCCGCGTCACCATGTGGCCGGTCCGTGACGATCCGCCGATGTCCCCCGAGGTCCGCGATCGTCTCCGGGCCCAGTACGGCGCCGAGCTCCACAAGCCCTAACCCGGGATCGTCTCGAGCGTCACGATCCCGCGGAGGCCGAACGGGCCCGCGGCGAGCGGCGCCCCGTCCGGCCGCGAAAACTCCAGCCAGATAAACGTGGGCCCACTCGCGGCCACGGCATCCACGGCGATCCGCTGGCCGCCATTCTGGGCGTAGAGATTCGTAAACATGGCGTACGGGTTGATCGTCTTCGGCCCGGTGAGCGCCATCCGGACGGCTGTCGGCGCCCCGGCGATCACGTTCGCCCCCGAAAACCACGAGATGTAGAACTGCCAAAACGTGACATTCCCGATCGTGCATTGCCGGTTCGAAATCACCGCGGCGGCGCCCACGGTCCACGTCCCGCCGTTCTGCCCGTTGAAGTTCGACGCAAAAAAGCCGACGTCCGTCCACAGCCCGATCGCCCCGTCGATTTGATCGTACAGTTCGCTTTTCCACGCATTGTTGATGATCGTCCCCGTCGTGCCGGATCCGTCATCGTCCACCATCGGCGTCCGGTTGATCGACATCCCTGGTGTTCCTTTCTAGGACTCGTCCGTGACGACGAGATCCAAAAACGTACTGGCCTTGAGCTCGCCCCCCGAGCACCGGCGCCGCGGCGGTTGCGTCCGCAACGGAAACGAAATCTCGACCCGCGTGATCGTCACGGTGATCGACAGCGGATCCATGACGGACGATCCGGTGAGATTGATCACCTGGTGCCGGCCGGGTTTCGCGTGGAGGTCTTCCGTTTCCCACTCGACCGAATCGAGCGGATCTTGGAAGGCCGCGAGGTCCGCGTCCGCCCGAGCTTGCGCCCCGAGGTAGCTGTATCGGCCGTCTTGCACGAACCCTTCGAGCGGCGGCCACGTCGCTAGGCCCGTTTGCGCTCGCGCGAATAGGACCGCCGGCGTCCCGATCGGTTGGGCGTGAATGATCCCGTCCGTGACGTCGGCGTGTTGCCATTGCAACCCGAGCGGGTAATCCTCCATCGCACAATCGACCCACTCGACCGTTTGGCCGATCGCCATCGGGACCGTTAGGTGCCCGTACGCATGAATCGCCAGGGCGAGGTTGAGCAGCAGATACCCCCCGCCGGGACTTTCGATCGACACATAGGCGGCATATTGGTTGCCGATCCGGATCCAGCCTTGCGACGGCGGCAAGGGCGTCATCGGTTCACAGTACAAGCCGGTGTCGCCGGGTGTGAAGGCCTGGATCAATCGGGACTGCGGCGGATTGACGCCATGCACACTCACCGGCGATTGCAGGACGATCCACTGTGTCCCGAGCCGGACGAGATGCTGTTCGTCCACGCCGAGCGAGGCATCCATAAACGAGGCATCCGTGAGCGGGATCCCGATCGGACTGTACGCGGAGGTATCGAATTCCGGCAGGGCGATCAAGGTGGACGTGCGCCGGCCTTCCACGATCACGCCGCGCCGGACTTGTGTCGCGTCCCGCGTCAGCCGGAAGGCCTTCAGCGTCGGGAGATTGTTCGTCAGCGGTTGCGGGTTC